ACGATTCTATCGGACATCTTCTTCCTCTTCTTAGAGGAGCGTTTGTATTTCTCAAGAGAATCATTCGCACAATCAGATGACGCAAGGAGGGGGTTTATTACAACTCGTCGCCCAGGGAAAACAAGATGTTTTTCTCACCGGTAATCCTCAAATCACATGGTTCAAGATGGTATATCGCCGTTACACGAACTTTTCCATGGAATCTTCCGTCATTCAGTTTGACAACCAGGCAGATTTCGGACGAAAAATAACTACGACTATACCGAGAAAAGGAGACCTCCTCGGCGCCCTGTGGCTAGAAATAGAACTTCCGGCTTTGTATAAGACAAATTCCACCACAGGAGTTAAAACAGCCCTCTCTTACACAAACGCCACGGCCCATGCCTTGATTCAAGAAATAAGCATAGAAATCGGCGAGCAGGAAATTGACAAGCAGACGGGTGAATGGATGGAAATGTATTCCAATTATGTGATTACGCAAGATAAGGTTCACGCTTGGAATGCCATGATTGGCAAGGTAGCTGGTGGCTCTCAAGGTGACAAGCCAGCCAGTAACATTCAAAATTACGGCCCCTTTTATTTATATGTTCCTCTCCGATTCTGGTTCTGTAAAAATCCGGGCCTCGCGCTTCCCTTGATTGCCTTGCAATACCATCCGATTCGTATTAATATTACACTGCGCCCTCTTTCACAAATGTTCATAAATGACACGCCTACCACAACGCCGTGTGATGTTTCTGCAGATGCAGCTACGATAACCTCGATGAATCTATACGGAGATTTCGTCCATTTGGACGTTCAAGAGAGGCGGAGATTTGTGGCGAATTCGCACGAGTATTTGATAGAGCAAGTTCAGTATACAACATATCCCATTGATGCGACGGCCACCAGCGTACAAGTCCCCATGGAATTTAATCACCCTATTCGTGAATTATACTGGGTTATCCAACGTCAAATGTCTGTAAATGCACACCAGTGGTTCAATTATACAAACTTATCGATTGGCGAGGGTGGCAACTCCATTAATCTAATCAATACGGCCTTGCTTCGCATTGAAGGATTTGACAGGTTTGATACGAGAAAAGCCGATTATTTCCGACTCGTTCAGCCGTATCAGTATCATACGGCCATTCCTATCAACGATTTCGTCTATTCGTATTCTTTCTGTTTCAGGCCCGAAGATTCCCAACCGAGCGGAAGCATGAATGCCAGTCGTATAGATAGTATGACCTTACAACTGGAAATGGCGAACACGACACGAACGCTAACTTCCGTTTATCAAGGACCTCCTAGAGGAGCAGCAAATGTTCGTGTATATGCTTTGAATCACAATGTCCTCAGAATCGTGGACGGATTCGGGGGACTTTTGTTCCGGATATAAACCGTGTCTTTTCCGGCATATCAAAGCTATCGTAACTTTAGTAATGGTCTGGGAATTCCCCGCCGTTTCACAATCAAGAAAGGAATTCTGGGCGAAGCCGCAATATACGAAATCGGGTATGTGGTGGTTTACATTGGTGTTTGGATTCTTTGGCTTACACCACTTTTTACTCAGGTCTCCGCAAACGGGTCTTATGTTTTTAATAGCAAATATCATATCTCTTGGGTATCTATGGTTTTATGACTTGATACAATTATCAGGCGAGGAGAAAGGCGGTGTAAGCGACGATAGTCTAGATAAACACGGATTATCTTGGGGATTTGGTGCCTTGGGTCTGGCGAAAGGTATGTGGGTTTCTGGTCAGGCAGAGGAGGCAGGAGGAGCAGAAGGCCCTCCCAATCCATTTTATTTCTTAGCCTACGCTCTATTGATACCTATCGCCCCTTTGGCACAACTCATTGCAGGAGATACGTATAACTCTGTTTCCAGATTCTTGGATTTAACCATTATTCCAGGAGGATTCTTGTTTTATCTGTGTGCAATGTTATATGATTATATGATAATGTTTTTATACCCTGGTGACTTAATGGTGTTTGGAAGTAAGCGTTTCTTCCCTTTTACATTTCTAGGAATGGACCCTGACAACCACAGCCCCAATATAACAGCAAAGGTTGAGTATACTCCCTGTCCTCCTGATAACATGTTTACCACATTTATAAAAATAATGATACCGCTGGCGAAACAAGTACCTTTTGTGTCGTCAGCAGCCACGGCTGTAGAAACTGCCCTGGCCACGGCCAAAGTTGTGAAAGAACAAGTTATAGAGAAGGGTGTGGAAAAAGCCCAAAAAGTAGCAGTAGTTGCAACCCAAGTAGGACAACTTGCCTCAAGCCTACCTCAAGCTGCTTCTAGCCTTGCGGCGTCGTCTTCTCCTTTCGTAGGACCTAGTCTTCCTGCGTTGTCTGTCCAAGGGGTCCAAGGGGCACAAGGGGCCCACAAAATGAAACCTCAAATAGGAAGAATGGTAGGAGGGGCAATAAAAAGTTATAACTCCCTGGAATATCTGACACTCGGCAGTTTGGCTGCACTCGTAGGTGGCGGCCTCCTCGTAGGCATAAACAGGGGTCTAGAAACATATATAGTCAAAGGAAAGGATGATTCCCCTCCAAACGCAGGAAGAGTTTGAGAAGCTGTATAGACAAGATACACTAGCGGCCCCTATTCTCATTTACTTCACGGCAACTTGGTGTCGTGCCTGTAAGAAGTTGGATTGGGAGTCCATTCAATCCGAGTTCCCTGACCTGACAATTTACAAGTGCGACATTGACGAGAATTCTTATACCCCTGGCTACTGTAACGTCAGCTCCATTCCCCACATGCTCATGATGCATCCTTCCAAGGAGCTGGAGAACATAGCAACGAGTGACACCGCCAAGGCAAAGGAGTTCATTGGTCTTCAGCTTGCAAATGTCAAGCTTCAGAAGCAGTCCCAGAATAAATAACCATCTCTTTTACACTTCCATCGGGAAATACACGGACCCTAGTAACTTTTGCTTTTAAAAGAAGCGCTTTTGTCATCGCTTCTTTTAAACCATCGGGTCCGAAAAAAATATATTTTTTGTCTTCTTCTTTCGCTTCGACAATATGTAAATACGTCCTTTCTTCCATCTAAGAAGTCCCGCGAATATGTGCAGGAATTCCACTCGTCTTCCACTCTTCAGGGAGACCATTCGCCAACCACGTCACTGCATTCAACACCCAGCTGGCCGATGACCCAGAATGCCCGTCCTGGTCCATCTCCTTGAATACGATGGCGGAAATCGGGTCCGTCTCCTTCCCATCATACGAGCACCGATTGGCCCGAATAAGACCACCCCCTTTGATAAAGTCCCATGTAGAAGGATAATTCAGGACCGCCTTGTTTCCGCCGTCAATGGCGTGTTGTAGATACAGCTTACTGGTCTCATCCGTGAAAGAAGACAAATCAAACACCTTCTGGCCTGTAGACATTTCTGTAAGGGACTGCTACCGTAGCTCACGCCTAAAATTCATTTTTTTTCCGCCCACAAACCCTAGATGGAGTATGATTATATTATCGTCGGTGCAGGCATCGCCGGTCTTCATTGTGCCTTAAGAATATCGAAAGCGTTTCCTAATGCCACAATTGCCATAACAGAAATGTATAATTACACCGGCGGAAGAATGTTTACCTTTCATCAATCCAATCCCTCATTGTCCTGGGAATCAGGTGCAGGAAGAATCCACGAATCTCACACTCATACTCTCCGCTATATCAAACACTACGGACTCACCCTTTTACCCATTTCTGAACAATCTCAGTGGATTTCGGAAGAAACCGCCACCCCCTCCAAAGATATCTGGCCGTCCCTATCCGACATATTCACAACCGCCCTAGAAAATCTTCACCCAGCCATACTCGCCACGCACACTGTGGAAGATATACTACAATCCAATTTTCTCACCAAACGCTTCCCTTATAAATCTGAGCTATCGACCATGCGCGCCGACCTCGCTATCAAATCCTTGCGTGAAACAATGGGTTCTTCCGAGGGGTTTTATGTTGTGAAAGAGGGGTTTTCCAGTCTTGCAAATAAAATGAAGGCAGAGTTGACGAAACGCAAAGTGGCCTTTTACTATAATTATAAACTCGTATCTATTGACGCAAAAGGCGGCCTATATTTCAAGGGAGAGTCTCCCATGAAAGCAAAGAAAATCATTCTCGCCATTCCCAGCGAGGCCTTGAAATCCATTAGCCAATTCCACAATCTCCCCGCCCTCAAACACATTACGATGAAACCTCTTCTTAGAACATACGGCGTCTTTCCATCCAAGGCCTGGTTCCAAGGAATTCCGCGAACTATTACCGATTCTCCCCTCAGGCATATTATTCCCATTGATTCTAAAAAAGGAACCATAATGACCTCTTACACAGACGCTGAAGACACCAAACCTTGGCTAAGAATCCTAGAATCCAAAGGAGAAATCGCTCTGCAAAATGCCATTATGAGAAAGACAAGGGAATTGTTTCCTGAGCTCACCATTCCGAATCCTATATTCTTCAAAGCACACCATTGGAAACACGGTTGCTCGTATTGGTTGCCCGGCCTCTATGATGTAAAAGAGAAAAGCGTCCTTCTTATGAATCCTTTACCTGGTGCTTATCCCAATGTATATGTCTGTGGTGAAAGTTATAGTTTAAAACAGGCGTGGATAGAGGGGGCTATTGAACACGCTGAAGAAATGTTGGAGAAGTATATTCTTTAGTTATAAAAAGAAAGAAATGAGTCATATCCCCATTAACATATTTCATATTCTCGTGGTAGCCCCGTTTCTCTTATACGTCGCCATAGTCCGTGGTCAGCTGGTTCCTTGGATATTCTCCGTCCTCAGTGGTCTGGGTATCGTTATCCTAGTATATCACGGCTATAAAACATTTATCAAGTGGAAGGCCCAATCACCGAGCCTCTGGGTAAATGCAATACACTTCTTCGTAGTTGCCCCTCTTCTTATATACATTGGAAGCAAGGGATATGATACGCCGAGATGGGCGTATGAGATTCTCGCGCTTCTAGGTTTTAGTGCTCTTGGATACCATATATACGCAATTATTATGCAAATCCAAGAAATGAATTCCGTAGGACCGGTAAAAAAATCTGTAAATGCAGACTCTTCAAATGCATAGACCCTTCTTGACTGTGTCGTTCGTCAGAAGGTCAGCGGGCAAGCAGTTCACTAGGTGATAAATGAACGAGGGCTTGGAGTTGAACTGTGTCCCGCAGTGTGTACACTGGATATTTCCAGC